CATTCAGGGCCTGACGGGGCGGACATCGTACCTCGCAGGGTACGGGACGCGCTCCGCACACATTAACGCAAACATCGGGGATGATTCCACATGTGCGGCCATCCTCGACACAAACGCCACACACATATCACGCGGGCAGGTCGTCCATGTGTTGAAAGATGCTGACGGCAGGATCCGGCAGATCAAGCGCAACTCAGATTATACAAAGTTGTTTATGCGGCCCAATCCGCTGATGACCGCGCAGGAGTTCAAATACGCGATGGCATGGCAGGCCCAGATGACAAATACTGCTTTCGCGTGGATCCGCTGGGACGACAGGATGCGTCCTGTTGAGATATGGCCGCTTGTCTATCTTGAATTTGAGATCAGGCAGCTGGTCGGCCGGCAGGGCTACGCTATCGCACTCCGTACCCCGGAAGGCGAGCGGATCACTGTCAGCATGGAGGACCTGGTGATCCTCAGGCGGAAATATGACGGCGCTACATACGCAGGCGGCAGCAACGAAGCCCTGCGCGGGTCGATCGAGGTCATGCAGGACATGTATTCCTCGCTGAGAGAAGCAATGCGGGTATCCAACAAGGTACACGGCCTATTCACCCAGAAGAATGCCATGCTTGCCACTAAGAGCGCAGAACAGGCGCAGAAGGATTTCGCCAAGCGTATCAAAGAAGCAGAGGATACGGGCGGGATCGTTGCGCTGGATGCCACCGAACAATACACCCCGCTGAATGTTTCCACATGGGCCGCCAATGCCGCACAGATGAAAGAGCTTGAGAAGCGGCTTTATACATATTGGCGGACGCCTGAAGATGTGGTAAGCAATACGGCTTCAGAGCAGACCATGATGAATTACTTTGACGCGATTGTTGAACCGTTCTGGGAGGAAATGGGCGAAGCCTTTACAAAGGCATTGTTTACCCGCCGGGAGCAGGATTTCGGCAACGCGATCATGGTTACATCTGCAGCCACTACGGGCGCGTCTTGGGGCACGAAGCTGAATATAATCAACAGCACCAAAGAGATCGGCCTGCTCACCAAGAACCAGTATCTTGAGCTGTTAGGCTATCCGCCGGTCGATGATGGCGATGTTGCTTACGTATCACTCAATTACATTAAATCGACCGACATGAGCAAATACCAGGTCGGCGACGACGGAGGAATTGACGATGGAACAGAACAAGATGGACAAGATCCTGCAGAAGATTGATTCCGGCAGGGAATACCGGCGCATGGAGATCCGTGCGAAAGAGGTAGATGACCAGACAAAAGAAGAGTGCAAGGTTGACGGTTATGCTTCTACATTCAACGAGCCGTATGAGCTTTGGACATTTGACGGCTATACGGTCCGCGAACAGATCGACCCACACGCTTTCGATGAGTGCGACATGTCCGATGTGATCATGCAGTATGACCATCAGGGCAGAGTATTTGCACGGAACAGCAACGGCACCCTGCAGATCAAGACGGACGAACACGGCCTGTATATGGAGGCTGATCTGTCCGGTACAGAGATCGGCCGCCAGCTCTTTGAAGAGATCAAAGGCGGCTACACTACTAAGATGTCCTTCGGCTTTACAGTCGATGAGGATAAAAGAGAAATTACGGAGAACGTGGCCGACGGCACAGTGGACGTCCTGCGCACGATCACGAAGATTCGTAAGCTCTACGATGTCTCGGCGGTATCACTTCCCGCCAATGACGGAACAGAAATCAGCGCACGCAGTTACAGCGACGGAGTGATCGCGAAACTGGAAGCGGAGAGACTTCAGCGCAAGGCAAAAGAGGAGGCAAGGGCGAAAGCGCTGGCCGCACTCAACAAATATCATAAGGAGGTCAGCAATGACTGAATACACTGAGCGCCTCAAAGAGATCGAGGCAAAAAGAGCGGAGCTGAATACAGAGGCAACATCCGCAGAAGTAACAGAGACCCGCCTTGCGGAGATCACAACCGAGGCAGAGAGCCTCAACAGAGAAGAGATGGAGGTCAGAGCAAAAATGGCACTCGAAATGAATAACAGCAAACCCGTAGCAACTCCCGAAACAGAGAACAAGGCTGACGAGTTCGTCAGATCCGGCAGACTGGTCATGGAGACCAGACAGCTTCTCAGCACTGGCCACATCGCAAAGCCTACACAGGTCGGCGGAATCAGCGGTCTGGCGGCTGTAGCAAGTGACATCGTTGATGATGTTCACGCATTTGCACTTGATGGTGTAGGCACATGGAGAGCTGCTTACAAGAAGACCGATGCGGTCGCGGACGATGTGACGGAAGGCTCCGCTGTCGGCGGCACAGCTTCCACATATGATTATGTTGATATCAACCCTACAGAATGGGGTGTTCTCGACGAGATCTCCAAGCAGGTCAAGAAGCAGAGCCCTCTGGACTATCAGGGAGCGATCGAAGATTCTGCAGTTTCCGCACTGCGCGACAAAGCTTCTGCTAAGATCATCGCAGCGGTCAAAGCTTCCACACTGGCTCAGGCGGTTACCGGGCGCGCACTCGACAAAGACTTCCTGCGCAATACCGTTCTCGGCTTCCGTCCGATCAAGGGCAAAGGCGCATGCAAGCTGTATATCACTCAGGCAGACCTTGCGGTCCTCGGCGCTGTACGTGGCACCAATGAGAAGAAGGCTCTGTATGAGATCACCTTCGACAACGAGACCAACACTTCCGGAACGATCAAAGAGGGCGGCATGGCAGCAGCCTTCAGGATTCTTGACGGCCTGACTGCCGGAACTCAGCTCTATGGCCAGCCCGGCACAATCGATATGCCTATGTGGGGCAATTACGAAGTCACCACCGACGAGGGCGGCGATTACTTCAAGCGCTCCATGATCGGCATCAAGGGCACACAGACCGCTGGTGCGGATCTTGTAGCTAAGAACGGCATGCAGGTGATTACTCAGGCGTAAGTAATGGAGGCCCGGCATGGTAAGCGAAGGATATTTAAGCAAAATCAAATTTGCTCTGAGGACTGTTTCGACTGACGATAATGTCGAGCTGGAGATCACTGACATCATTGAAGAGTGCCGGGCTAAAATGATTTCTTTGGGCGTCGATGAGGGCGTGGCCAACGACGAGGATAATTACCTTGCGCTTGGCTGCGTTCGCTCATTTGCCCGCTCGAAGTTTAGCCTCGACGCCGATGATCAGGAAAAAAACATGGCCGATTTCCGTTTGCAGGTGGATGAGCTCCGAAAGGCGGTGACTGATAATGCGGATTCCTGAAGCAATTGAACTGATCACGGTAACACGGACAAAGGATCAGAACGGCATCGATCGGAAAAAAGAGGAATCGAAGACCGTGTACGGCTATGTGGATAGTGTCACGGCTACAGAATTTTTCGAAGGAGGCAGGAATGGTCTCAATCCGGAGATCCGTGTGACGATGACAATACTGGATTATTCGGGGCAGACGATCCTTGTCAGAGGCGGCGCCAGGTTCGGGATTTACAGGACGTACAAGTCAGGCAACGGGACCATAGAACTCTACGCAGAGCGGAAAGGCGGGACGAATGGCTGATTTCAACCTTGAAAAGGCCGTGAAGGACATCCTGCAAGATTATTCCGTAGAAGTCGCAAAAGCGGCGGAGGAAGCCGTTACAGAGGTATCCAAAGAAGCCACAAAGAAACTGCGGAAGACATCGCCCAAGCGCAAAGGCAGATACGCAAAAGGATGGACCGGCAAGGTAGAAAAAACGGCAACTACTGTTGATGCTACCGTATACGGCAAGACCGGCACATACCAAATAGCCCATCTGTTGGAGCATGGGCACGCACGCAGAGGCGGAGGCCGTAAGGTCGGCGGAATCGAACACATCAAGCCCGTAGAAGATTGGGCCATATCCGAAGTCGAGAAGCGCATCAGAGAGAAGGTGGAGCGATGACCACACAGGAAGTTAATACAATGATCGAATCCGTCGGGATTCCTTACGCATATTACCAGTTTGCAGATGATACGAAACAGCAACCGCCGTTCATCTGCTTTTTTTATGGGGATAGCACGGACCTGGCGGCAGACAATACCAATTATGCCCGAATCGAACGGCTGTACATTGAGTTGTACACCGACGAAAAGGACTTTGCGCTCGAAAGTCAGATAGAGCAATTGCTTAATGCCAATGAGTTGGTGTTTAGCAAAGAGCAGACCTATTTGGACGACGAGCGCATGCACGAAACAATCTACACAACCGACATCATCATGGAGGTTTAAGAATGCCTACAACTAACAACAAAGTCAAATTCGGCATTAAGAACTGCTTCTATGCGGTGGCTACCATCGCAGATGACGGCAGTGCTACCTATGCCACACCCGTAGCGCTTAAGGGTGCTGTAAGCCTTTCCCTTGATGCGCAGGGCGACAATTCACCGTTCTATGCGGATGACATTACCTACTATATGTCTGCGGCAAACAGCGGCTATCAGGGCGACCTTGAGCTTGCACTGATCCCTGATTCATTCAAAAAGGACGTACTGGGATACGCTGAAGACACCAACGGGATCCTGTATGAGGATGCGGATGCGGATGTAAAGCACTTCGCACTGCTCTTCGAGTTCTCTGGAGACCAGCACGCTACCCGTCATGTCATGTACAACTGCACGGCCACAAGGCCCGCAACTGGTTCTTCTACTATCACTGATACAAAAGAGCCTCAGACAGAGAGCACGACTATCACAGCGACATCCATCTACAACGCGGCGCTTGATAAGAACATCGTCAAGGCGTCCTGCAAACCTGATCAGACGACTCAGTACAGCGCATGGAACTCTGCCGTATATCAGGCGGCACAGTAAGGAGGCCACATGAGGGGAACAATTGAATTCGGCGGAAAGCCCGTAGAACTTGTAGCCAATGGCGCCACACCCGTTCTGTATAAGCGTGTATTCCGCCGTGATTTCCTTAATTCCGCTAACAAGGCGGACGATATGGATATTTATGTAGAGCTTGCCTTTGTCATGGCAAAACAGGCCGAAAAGCCGTTGTCCGAACTGATCAATTCGC